GGAGGAATACTTAAAGGACTTGCTAACGGTATTGCTGCATTTGCTAACCCAGCAGTTCCGATCGGTGCCGCAGCATTAGGTGTTGCAATTGTTGCAATCGGTGCAGGTATTGCAGGTGCTACATGGTTAATGGGCAAAGCATTGCCTACTTTTGCAGAAGGCATGCAGTCTTTCGAAACCATCGACGGAGAAAAACTTAAAAATGCTGGCTTGGGCATGGCAGCAGTTGCAGCAGGCATGGCAGCATTTGGCGTTGGGTCAGCAGTTGCAGGGTTAGGGGGATTAGTCGGCGGAATTACTGAAGGCATTGGAAAACTATTTGGCGCTGAAGATCCAATGGAGAAAGTTAAGCGATTTGCTGAATACAACATTGACGGTGCTAGAGTAAAAACAAATGCAGATGCACTGGTTGCATTTAGTGCAGCAATGGCAATGGGAGGCGCAGGATCAGCAGCAGGTGGTATAGGTGCTGCTGCGGGTGCGGTCGGTAGTGCAATTGCAGGATTCTTTGGCGCAGATAGTCCAATTGACAAACTTGTTGAATTTAGTAAATTAGACATTAATGCTGCAACTGTAGTAGCAAACGCCGATGCAATGCAAAAGATGGGATCTGCATTTGCGCAGTTTTCAACAAATAGTAATATTGGATCTGTAACAATCGACGATGACATTGTTGAAGCATTTGAAGATTTATCAAAAATAGGTGCAGGACTAAGTGGCACAGCAGATAGTTTAGGACGAATAGCAGGAATTACAGGTTTACAGCCTGTATTAGATGCACTGAAATTTGATGCTACTGGAGTTAATCAATATAATACTGCTATGGAAAAGTTAGTTGATACTTTAGGTGAATTAAATGATGTACTTGCAGAAGATAACAAAGGAATGTTCGGAGGCGGGACAGGAGTTGCAGCAAGAGACGCACTGGGTGCAGTAGCAACATCAACCAGGTCAGGGTCAAACGAAGGTTCTGCACAGTTAAATACACTGATGTCGCAGGTGTTAGCTGTATTAACAGAAATGAAAGCTATTGACGATAAAATAGAAAAGAATACTAAAGGTATTGCAAGTGGCGACCTTGCAAGCGGTTACGTTAGTAACACATAAGGGGATATAGATGAGTTGGAAAAAATACTTTACACCAGTTCCAACAGGTGATAATCAAAACGGAAGTTATTCTCCGTTTAGTTCGCGTGGAAATGGCAATATGGCTGGTCCAGCCAAATCCAACTATTCAAGTTACTTACCAGATGTTTATGTAGGAAGTCCGAACAGAGTTGAACGTTACGGACAATACAACACTATGGATATGGACAGCGAAGTTAATGCTGCTCTTGACATCCTTGCTGAATTTTGTACACAAAAGAATAAACAAAACAGTACACCATTTATAACAGAGTATAAACAAAAGGCAACTAATTCTGAAATAACAATTATTGGCCAATACTTACAACAATGGTGCAAGTTACAAAAGTTTGATACACGTATGTTTAGAGCATTACGCAATGTATTTAAATATGGGGATGTATTTTTTCTTAGAGATCCTGAAACTAAAAAACTATTTCATATTGATCCAGCTAACGTAACACGAATTATTGTTAACGAAAGCGAAGGTAAAGTACCTGAACAATATGTAATTAAAAATGTTAACTTCAATTTTACAGATTTAGTTGCAACTACTCCTTATATCACAAACGGCAATAGTACAACGCCTGGTGCAAATTATTCTACACTAGGTGCTAGAGGCATGGTTGGGACACCTAATGCGAGTCAAACCGGTAGTAGATTTCATACAGAAAATGGAGAAGTTACTGTAGGTGCAGAACATATTATCCATTTAAGTTTATCAGAAGGATTAGACAACAACTATCCGTTTGGTAACAGTCTATTAGAAACAATCTTTAAAGTATACAAGCAAAAAGAATTACTTGAAGATGCTATTATTATCTATCGTGTACAACGTGCTCCTGAAAGACGAGTATTCTACGTTGATGTAGGCAACATGCCAAGTCACCTTGCTATGCAGTTTGTTGAGCGAGTAAAAACTGAAATACATCAAAGACGTATTCCAAGTACAACAGGCGGCGGAACTAATGTTATAGACAGTAGCTATAACCCACTAAGCATTAACGAAGATTACTTCTTCCCACAAACAGCAGAAGGTAGAGGATCAAAAGTTGAAACACTGCCAGGCGGTACAAACCTTGGTGAGATTGACGACTTACGTTATTTCACCAACAAACTCGTCCGCGGTTTACGTATACCTTCTAGCTATTTGCCAACTGGCGCTGATGATTCAGCAGCACAATATAATGACGGTCGTGTTGGAACAGCATACATTCAAGAACTACGCTTCAATACATATTGCGAACGTTTGCAAAATTTAGTTGTCGAACAATTTGATACAGAATTTAAACGTTACTTGCTTGAAAAAGGTGTTAACATTGACGTATCAATGTTTGATCTTAAATTTCAACCGCCGCAAAACTTTGCAAGTTATAGACAAGCAGAAATTGATAATGCTCGTGTTCCAACGTATACACAAATGGCAGCAATTCCATATATGTCAAACCGTTTTGCATTAAAACGTTTCTTAGGAATGACAGAAGAAGAGCTTGCAGAAAACGAGCGCCTATGGAAAGAAGAAAATGAAGAAAATCTTGCTCCTATTCCAGGTGATCCAGGAGCAGAGATGAGAGATGCGGGTATTAGTACCGCAGGTATTAGTGCAGACTTAGGCGGCATGGAAGATACAGCAGAAGACGGAGCAGCACCAGTTGCAGGTGAAGAAGCAGCACCGCCAGAAACTGCTACAGGCCAGCAAGTTGGCGGCGGAGCAAATACTGAACAAACGGTATAAATACAATATGATATTACGTGAGCTATTTTATTTTGACAAAGAAACAGTTGAGCCTGTAGACGATAAAAGCTACGAGGCTGAATTTGACGATTCTCCATTGGAGAAAACTGATACACGTAAAACTCGATTAACATTAAGCCAAATTAACAGAATCCGCAAAGCCTCTGAGCTACATACAGAAGAATCTAAAAAAGAACTTGAGTTCGTTAAACAGATGTACGGTATTGCAGCAAACACAGAAGCTGGCGGAGTATAATATTTGTCAAAAATAGCATTTGTACTAGGCAATGGCACTAGTAGAAAATCAATCAATCTTGAAAGTCTAAAAACAAAAGGAACTGTATACGGCTGTAATGCCATATATAGGGAATTTGATCCTGATTATTTAATTGCAGTTGATACTAAAATGATTTTAGAAATCAACAAAGCTGGATATCAACATAGTCACGTTGTTTGGACAAACAAAAATAAAGCATATGCACAGTTTACAGGGTTTAATTATTTTAATCCAAGTAAAGGATGGAGTAGTGGCCCTACAGCATTAAATCTAGCAAGCGATCATAATAACACTGACTTGTATATATTGGGGTTTGACTATATTGGATTAGATGATAAAGTTAATAACATATATTCTGGAACTCAAAATTATAAAAAAGTAAACGAACGTGCAACATTTCATGGGAATTGGCTTAAACAAACATTAATAGTATGCCAAAAAAATCCCAATAAGAGATATATAAGAGTAGTAAGTGATAATCCTTTTATTCCAAAAGAATTTTCAGTTTTAAACAATTTGTCACATATTACTGTTGAAGAATTTAAAAAAATCTTCAACATTTTATAGTCTTTGCTTAAAACGGCTCGTTTTGAGCCTATATATACCCACTTTTCTTGTATATAAGTAAATACATTTGACAGCCTTACCATAGGTACAACATTTATTAGGAGAATGAAAAAATGGCAGATACAAATAAATTTGAGCAAATGCTCGAGCTTCTAATCAACGAAGATAAAGAAGCAGCACAAGAATTATTTCACGAGATTGTAGTTGAAAAATCTCGTAATATTTACGAATCACTTTTAGAAGACGAAGCTGATCTAGACGAAGAGTCAGACGATGAAGTTGAAGAGTCAGCTGAAGAAGATGACGAAGATGAAGTTGACGAAGCAACTGACGAAGAAGTTGACGAATCAGACGAAGACCTAGAAGAAGGTTTTGATCTAGATGAGTTTGAAGTAGAAGCTGATGACGAAGTAGGCGGCGACGCAACTGACGACATGATGGGCGACCTAGGCATGGACGACGAAGGCGGCGAAGGCGACGACGGCGAAGGCGAAGGCGATGTTGAAGATCGTGTTGAAGACCTAGAAGATGCGCTAGAAGACCTAAAAGCAGAATTTGAAAAAATGATGGCTGGTGAAGAAGGCGAAGAAGAAGGCGAAGAAGAAGCTGAAGGCGACGACATGGACATGGACATGGGCGACGAAGAAGGCGAAGAAGCTGGTGAAGAAGAGCCAGAAGAAGAGTCATTCCAAGCAACAGTTACACCATTAACAGCAGGCGAGCAAATGCGCGAGTATGTTGAAAAAGTAGCACCAGCAAAAATGGGCGACAACGGCGCAAATGCTAAGTCAACTGTAGCTGGAAAAAACGATATGGGCGGCACAACTGCTAACTTACGTGGCGGTGAAAGCAAGTCTGAAGGAACTGCTGGCGGTTTAGCAAATAATAAACCACAAGCAATGAATACCAAGAACGTAAATGTTCCTGGTGCAAAAGCAGCCACTAAAATGTCTGCACAACCTGGTCACGGCGCTGAGAAAAAGGGCAAGCCAGAGCAAGCTGCTAACACTAAACCTGTTGTCGGCAAGTAAGTAAGGAAGTTTGAATGAAAAACTTACGAGAACACCTAAGTTTCGACCAAGCGAAAATAATCGTTGAGTCTGCTAACGAAGGTAAAGACCTGTATATGAAAGGTATTTGTATACAGGGCGGAGTACGTAACGCTAATCAGCGTGTGTATCCTGTAAATGAAATTGGCAGGGCTGTCAAAACACTCGGCGAGCAAATTGCAGGTGGATACAGTGTTCTCGGCGAAGTAGATCATCCAGAGGGACTTAATATTAACCTAGACCGTGTATCACACATGATTCAAGAATGTTGGATGGACGGTCCTAATGGTTACGGTAAACTAAAAATCTTACCAACACCGATGGGTAACCTAGTTCGCACTATGCTTGAAAGCGGTGTGAAACTAGGGGTCTCGTCACGTGGGTCAGGTAACGTATCAGAAGACGGAAGTGGAGAAGTTTCCGACTTTGAAATTATAACAGTGGACGTTGTGGCACAGCCTAGCGCCCCTGGAGCATATCCTACACCAATCTATGAACATTTAATGAATGCTCGTGGTGGTATGCAGGCGTATGAATTAGCACAGGCAACCAGAAACGACACTAAGGCACAAAAGTATCTCAAGGAATCGTTGATTAATATAATCAACAAGCTCCAATAAACTAGGAGAATGGTAATGATAGATGCACTGAAAACACTCTTTGAAAACGA